CCTGGCTCTTGAGGTTGGCTTGCTGAACGGATAAGCGGGCGGAGCTTTCAGCATACTGCTTGCCGCTGATTTTCCCGGCTTCGTACTGCTCTTTGAGGGAGGCCTGCGCCTGCTCGGCGCTCTTCATCTGGGTGATGACCTTTTGGAGCGTTACGGCCTGCGTCTTGGCATCGGTGCTCATGGCGTTGAATGCCTCGTTAGATGCATCGAAGAGGCTGCGATAACTCCGCGCCCCCTCGGTGCCCATGCGTTTAACAGACATTCTCACCTTATCCACCTCTTGCTCGAGGTCTCCTTTCAGTACAAACTCTATATTAATCGGGCGGCTGTCCACTTATTTGTATTTTTTTTGAAGTAACCCGGCCAAATCGGCCTCATCTTCTATTTTATAATGTTTCGGCTTTTCGCCTGTCTTGTATCGCGGCGCATCGGCGCTCATCAGCATCATGGTAGTGAAGTTCACTTTCCACAGCACATCCTTAAGCGGCCAATGGGTTTGGTTGATGATTTGGTGCAGTTGTCCGAAAGGGCTATGAAGGCCTTCAACATAACCTTTAACTCCCTCTACTCCTGGCTCAGATTGCTCGGAGCTGTCATCTTCATCCCCCCGAGGAATGTGATAGTATTCATAAAATCCTGCACCCCCGACAGGCTCACCAGCATGGCGGCTATCTCGGCAATTTCGCGGCTGTTAAGCTTCCACCTGAGCCACCAGCCAAGCATCCTGTTAAAGAGCCACCCGCGCCACTTACCGCGAAGCATGCCAATGGCCACGATGCGACTTGCCGGCACGGCGGTGCGCTCGAATATCTTTATCCAGTCGCGCCATTCGCCCTGCTCTATTTCGCCCTCCTGGATGTTCATTTTCAAATACATCTTAGAGATGCGGAGCATATTGCCAATGACCGGACGCTTTACCACCACCGGAATAGTTTTCACAAAAAACAACCTTAAGAAAAAAGGGGCCGGGATTGGTACCCGAACCCCTTTATCCAAGATCGTATCGACCGTTTTAATTTCCAGCTCTTCCATTACGCGGCGGGTAGCGTTTTAATTGGCGGCGTTGAGGCATCCTCAGGAACCATAATCTCTCCGGTGATTTCAATCTTAGCAATCTCCGTACGGCTCAGGTTCCAGGTGATTTTACCGTAGAGCATGCAACGGGCAACCTGTATGTTCCAACCCTTTACTGTTTGCACCTCTACCGATTTCTCCTGCGAGAAATTCGAGGTAGGCGATGACCATACATCTGTAGCGGCCTCTCCTCCCAGCCATTCGGCGAGGTTGTCTGCGCTAACATCGATAAGCGTAAACTTAAGCCTTGTGGGGCCCGCGTCGAATACGTTTAAAAACGGATAGCGCGCGTTTTCCTGAAAATGATTGGTTACGTTACCTTCATCTTCGATGAGGTTAACGGTGTCCTTGTAAATTTTGCCCACGCTGGCAAGCGTAGAACCCATGGTGCCACCAATTCCGATGTCACCAATCTGGATGTCTTTACATCCTATTCCATATGTATCTGGCATAACTTTATGATTTTAATTTTGATTTCGATTTGTTTAGCGTGAATTTTTGGAGGTCACGTCCTCCGAAATAAAAGGCTATCTCAAGCAGCGATAAACTCTTAAGTAGCGTGATGTATGCTTCATCAACATTGAATTTTGTTGAGGCACTGTCTGTGAGCATCAGCACCGCAAGCAATAGCAGGGTAAACGCTAAGGTTAGCGGCCTGATGTTTTTACTAAGCCAGCTATCAGAGGCCATGTCATTGGCGTGGCGTTGCGTGATTTGCTCGGCTTCCATTTTATCGCGTTCAAGCAGGAGCTTAGCATCAAGCTTTTGCTTTTCACTAAGTTTGTCCGTACCGTCAATCGCTTCGCCAAGCTTTTGCAGGGCACCAATACCGGTAAGGTTCCCGGCAACTGATAGCAGTTCAGGGGCTACATTCTGTAAGAATGCCCCTACGCGTGTTTTTCCGGTTTCTTCTTTGTAGTTGCTCATCAGATTGATTTGTATGTAATGCTTACCTGCTCACCTCTTTCAATAGCCTCAGCTAATTCAGGGTAAATATCTTTATACGCATTTACAGAACTACCTACAAAGCCTTTTCCCTTTACGTTGCTCTTTGATGTTTCACCCACCAGCAGGCAGCCATCTGTGTCTGCTTCATCGTTGCCTACGTGAATCAAAACATATGTGAAGTTGGGCACATTAACCACCTCAAGCATTCCTTTGTGCATTTCCGGGAATTTTACAAGATACCGCTGATGAAAGCCACCCTCCTTACGCAACCTGAGTGCATAAACCCCCTCCGGGATGCGGGTTTCTCCGGCAACCTTGGTTTCACGATGTTCATCCTCGAGTGTAAAGGCTCTGAATTTGCCATTAATATACAGCATTCCAAGCGTATCATCTTTACCGTGCGAAAACCTGATTACTTCAACATTCATTACTTTTCCCTTCGCTTTTGCTTTAATAACGCCCTAAGGCCTGTTATAATCGTTACGATAAAGGCGGTGGATTGCAGCCAAAAGATGATTTCCTCCTTTTGCCATGCCGAAAATAGCGGCGATATATTCTGTACCCACCAGCCTAAAGTTGACTCAAACAACGGGGCAATGGTACCTGTTATCCATGCTATTGCGGGCACTATCACTCCTTTTATTGTTTTCATAGATTTCATCTGTTTTTGATAAACCCGGAGCGGATCTGCTCCGGGTTCTTACTAACTAAAACTGACTATGAGAAATCTACACGGTTGTGTCTTGTACTATCGCCACCAATCCCTCTACACCACTTCGCATAGGGCGGCCACCGGCGCGCACCAGGAAGGAATAGATATCGGCATAGTAGGTAGGTGAGCCTTCATCGTCGAACATTTCTGTTTGTCCGAGCGCGCGGCATACACTACCTTCATACCAGAGCAGGGCTGCGGCATTGTCTCCGGCAGCTCCCGAGGTAGTCCAGGCTTTTGCTGTAAGCCCTGTGGTGTACCTTGCCGCCTTCGAACGCATCATCACGTTGAAGGTGTAAAGTTTACCTACTTTACCATTGGCGATGTCAGCGGCTTGATTAAAGTTATCAAGCTGTTTGTCTGTCAAACTGTCAAGCAGCTGGTCAAGCATGTCGGCATCTACCAGCGCCCAACGCCCCTCCTGGGGGATGTTTTGCTGGTTAAATTTGGTCATCGCCTTCTTAAAGTCGGCTTTATCGAGGGCTTTCCGGTCACCGGTGGCACTGGGTGTGTGTGCAGCTACCGCGGCTCCCGAGGTGCGTATAATCGCATCACCTGTGGGGCTCCATTTATAGGTAAACTCGTCTGCGACCGACTCGATAAGCTGCGCCTTGTCATTTTTAAGTACACTTTCCCGCTTGTTATAACTCAGCTCTACCGTATCGGCATGAGGTATCTTAATAGGGTTGGTAGTGTACTCATCGAGGTCGAAAGTCAAATCTGTATCTGTACGCGCTGTCACTGATGCAGGGAATGAGCTCCTGTTTTTCACCACTGCGCTAGGGCTTCCTGCATTAGGGATATGTACAGTTTTGTTATTAACGAACTCGTCTGCATTGAATGCTTTACTCATAAACATGTTATCAGCAAAGAGGTTCTCCACAATCGAGGTCATCCAGATTTCCTTTTGCACTGCCATGGCAGCCACGCCCGGCAGCTTAGGCATCAGCGCAGCCCCGGCACTCAATCCTCCGAAAGCCAACAGTGGGTTAATGCCAAGCACTGTGGCGAAAAGTATCGCCATCAGCATGTTAAAAAATAATCCACTTAAAAATTTCATGATATTGTTCTTTTTTTATTAAACCTTTATTTTACTTTCCATTACAATCAGGCATTATGCCTAATCCGCCTGAGGCTTTTTGCCAAACTTTTGCTCAAACTTATCCTCATATACATCAGGATACTTATCCTTCAGCATCACCAGTTTACCGCCTTTATCCAGCTCGTCCCACGACTTAGCCATGAGGCCTTGAAGCTCGGTGTTGTTTTGGCGGTCCTGGTTCTCGATTTGCTGCGAAACAGAACTGCGCTTTGGAATGGCATTGAGCGTGCTCTTGGCACTTTCAAAGTCAGCATCAAAGAGCTTGATGAAATGCTCTTTTGCATCGGCATTTATACGGCCATCTTTTACGGCTGCATCTACAAGGGCCACGCCCTCGGCCTTCTGCTGCTCTTTTGCTTTGTCTTCAAAGCCCTTAATTTTATCCTCCAGGGCTTTGTTCTTATCCTTTAGGGTGACTACCTCAGTCTTGAGCGTGTCACGGTTTTGAATGAGCCCCTCAATGGCTTCCTGCACTTCCTGCTCGGTGGCTTTGTCTGAGAGGTTCAGCATCTTGTTTAATCCCTTCATTGAACTATTATTTTGATTTGAACTTGATTGCGTATCTTTTAGCTTGATAACTTCATTAATGGTATCAGTGGTCTTGATTTTCTCGCCCGTTTCTGCATCATAAAACACCAAACTGTTGTGGTTTGAGCCGATGGTTACGATTGAAGCTTCCCTCACCTTCCACTTGGTAACGGTTGGCAGCGTTTGCCCCTTTTCCATCAACTCCGGATCTTCTGAAATCTCTTCGGGAGGCCATGCGCCTATCGAGGCCATGCGGATAAAATTGCGGTCAACTTTGCCCTTCACTTCCATTGCCCGTTCATCATCTTCATCAAACACCGCCTCAGCTAAAATCTTTCCATCCTCCTTACGGATGTTTTCCCATCTAACGATAGGCATGTCAAAATCATTATGATTGAGCAACCCTACCGGGTTCTTAATGAACTCGTTAAGGTCTGCGCCGTCTGTCAGCATCCTGAAGCCTTGCGTGTTTACGCTCTCGTCATGTAAGATAAATGTTTTAGCCATTGCCTGTGTCTTTTTTCGCGTCATCATGGAACAAAAGTGGCTTAAAGTTTTACTTTAAGCAAACGTTATAACTATCATAGAAACAATTATTACTATGATAAATATTAATTATACTATCATCATAATTAAGTGCTGTTTTTTGTTTTTAAATCTTAAATTTTGCATAAAAATGAAACCATGGGTTTAAAAAATTCTCAGAAAAAAGAATGGGCGCAGTTCCTCATCACAAAGGAAGGAATGACTCAAAAAGAAGCCGCTGAAAAGGTTGGCGTGTCGGTGGTTACGATGAACAAGTGGTATCGTGACGGGGAGTGGGCAAGGCTTAAACAATCTATGCTGGTTACCAGGCAGGAACAGCTCAACCGTCTTTACATGCAACTTGAAGAGCTGAACAATCACATCATGAAGAGACCGGAGGGTGAACGCTTTGCCAACAGCAAGGAAGCCGACAGCATCAGTAAGCTTTCGATTGCTATTAAAACGCTTGAGACAGAAGCCAGCATTGCCGACATCGTCGAAGTATCGAAACGCCTGCTTAACTGGATGCGGAAGTATAACGATGAGCGCACCATAGAAGTGGCCAATATTTTTAACGACTTCATTAAAGACACCATGAAATCATGATAAAAAAATTTCAACCGACCGACCGACAAGCCTCACGCAACTGGGACGTCTATTACGAGAGCTTTGTTAAAGATGTAAAGGCTATTGTGAACGAAACGCCAACTGATAAGGCCAAACGCATTAAAAAACTGGAAGCAGACCAAGAGGCATGGAAGCAGTATTATTTCCCTAAGTACATCTATGCGCCGGCAGCGCCTTTTCATATCACTGCCAGTGAGCGGGAATTGACAGACCCGGAGCTCTATGAAGTAAGGGCATGGGCGCGGGAACTAGCTAAGGATGTAGTGGAAATGATGAACACGCTTTACCAGGTACTGGCTCAAAGGAGTAAAAAGAACATCATGTTTATCAGCAACAGTTGGGATAAAGCCGCTGATTTGCTTAAGCCGTTTAAGATTAACCTCGAACGCAATGAGCGAATTATATCTGACTACGGTATTCAGCAGTTGCTTGGAAGCTGGAAGGATGGAGATTTCACCACCACGCAGGGCGTGAGCTTTATAGCAGTTGGCGCCGGACAATCGCCACGAGGCACAAGGAATGAGGAAGTAAGACCGGACAAGGTGATTATTTCCGATATCGACACCGATGAGGACGTGCGCAATCCTGATGTGATTGACAAGCGCTGGCACTGGTTTGAGCACGCCGTCTATCCAACGCGCTCGATATCTAAGCCCTCACAGTTTATTTGGCTTGGCAACATCATTGCAAAGGATTGCTGCATCACACGGGCGATGAAAAAGGCCGATGTGGCAGACGTGGTCAACCTCGAAGATAAGGATGGAGAAAGCACGTGGCCGGAAAAGAACAAGCGGGAACACATCGACCGCATCAAGAGCAAAATAAGTACTAAGGCCTACCAAACGGAGTATATGAATAACCCACTCAGCGAAGGCGATATCTTTAAACACATGAACTGGGGCGAGGTGCCAGAACTGAAGCAGTTCACCTTCCTCGTAGCCTATGGCGACCCGGCACCCTCGAACAGTCAAAATAAAAAAGGCTCTTACAAGTCTGTATTTCTCATTGGCGGGCTTAACGGCAAGTTTTACGTGATAACGGGCTACCTGGATCATGAGGTGAATGCTGAATTTGTAGAATGGTATTACCGCCTACGTAACTATGTTGATGGCAAAACACAAGTCTACAACTACATCGAAAATAACAAGCTTCAGGATCCATTCTATGAACAGGTGTTTCTGCCGCTCTTCGCCAAAAAGGCCAAAGAAACGGGCAAGGTGCTGGGTATCATCCCCGACACCCGGAGCAAGCCAGATAAGTTCAGCAGGATTGAGGGTAACCTTGAGCCGCTTAACAACAATGGGCAGCTTATCCTGAACATCGCTGAAAAGCATAATTATCACATGAAGCGGCTGGAAGAGCAGTTTAAACTGGTAAACCCGAGACTGAGCAGCCCGGCAGACGGCCCCGACTGCATTGAGGGGGGTGTATGGATTGTGAATGAAAAGAACAGTCAGATTAAACCTGACTCCATCAAGATATGCGACAAATCATGGTATAAATCTAAAAAGTTCTAATATGAAGAGATTTTTAAAAATGCTTGTAAGGGCAATACAACAGTATTTCATGAAGCTTTACATACGCTTTAAAGGAAGGCCGGGAGCTTTGAAAAGAGCAATCCGTAAAGCAAAGCGAAAGCATAAGCAAACCGGGCGCAGGTACAGGGTTTTCTTTTTAGAAAACAAGTACCAGGTGCTTACCCGAGTAGATATCCAACGCCGCAAGCATCAAAAGGTGTTTGGCTATCATGTGAACAGTACAAACATGGATCCTTATAGTTTTTTTGACACAAATAATAATTTATAAAATCATGGCATACCTAACCAAAGAAGAAATGAGTACGCATCTATACGCCGAAAACATTGATGTGATTACCCGTGGTGATAACACCATGACCGAGGCGGCTATAGATGCAGCCATCAGCGAAGCTAAGAGCTACCTGAACGGCTATGATCGTGACACAATTTTCGGCGCCACAGGAGATGCCCGCAATACGCTGCTCCTCACATTTGTGAAGGATATAGCTGCCTGGCACCTCATTAACCTGAGCAATGCAGGAACCGAATACAGCGTGAGACAAGATCGCTATAACCGGGCGGTGAACTGGCTGAAGGAATTGCAAAAGGGCAATGTGAGCCCCGACCTGCCCAAGCTCGAAAACAGCGAAGGGGTAGATGAAGCGACACCAGTCCGCTTTGGAAGTAACGAGAAACGTGAACAAAAATTTTAATCATGTCAAAGCAGAAAAAAGAAAACAGGCCGGTAATACAACAGATTGTTATCCGGCCACCCGTCAGACGCACCAATGATGTAAGCCGCTGGAGGAATGCACTAAGAGCCGCAGATATGGGTAGGATAGCGAACCTTTACAACCTCTATGAGGATTTGCTCATTGATGGCCTTCTTAGCGATGCGCAAGGCAAGCGCATAGATGCTGTCAATAACAGCCTGCTCACTTTTCAGGATGCAAACAAGTATGAAGTGCCAGAGATTATAAATATCATTGACTCGCCCGCATGGGAGGAGTTGATTACTACCATCATGCAAGTTAAGTTTTGGGGACGTGCCGGTGGTGAGTTCGACTTTACCGAAGGCTTTAACTTTACACCCATCCCACCTAAACACATCAGCCTCGAAACGCAGTCTATTCTCATAAGGGAATACGATATGCAGGGCATTCCGTATGCTGATGATGACCATATTCTTGCGCTGGGTAAGCCCCGCGATTTTGGCCTCTTTCTTAAAACAGCGCCCTATACAATTTATAAGCGTGGCGGCTTTGGTGATTATGCCGAATGGCTTGAAATATTTGGGATGCCGCAACGAATTGGGAAGTACAGCAGCCACGATCCACAGAGCCGGCAACTGCTCGAAGATGCTTTGAAAACAGCAGGCTCCGCGCCGTGGGCTGTGGTGCCAAAGGAGACCGAGGTGGAAACCGTGAACAACACCGGAACCAGCGGCAGCAACACCGCTCATAACGATTTCCGTAAAGCCTGTAATGAAGAGATTCTGATTACCATCCTCGGGCAAACCATGACCACACTGGACGGCAGCAGCCGTTCACAAAGTGAAGTGCACAAAGCCGTGGAGGAAGGCAAGAACCGCGCCGATTTGCGTTACGTTCGCAAGGTACTAAATCACTATGTTTTGCCGATACTCGAAAATCGCGGTTATCCCGTGAAGGACGGCAAGTTTGTTTATCCTGAAGCATCAGAACCGCTTACGGTGAGTGACATTGTTAGCCTCACTAAAATCATTGATATCCCTGTAGACTACCTCCGCGATAAATACAGCATCCCAGCGGCTGAGGAAGGCGATGCAATAGCCGGAAAGCAAAAGCCGAAAGAGGAGGAGACAGGCAAAGAAGATCCGGACAAAATGAAGGAAGAGGAAGAGGGCATCGAAAACAGTGACCGCAACCTGCTAAGGAGGATGTGGGATTTTTTCGTATCAGCCCCGGCGCAGACCGGGGCACATGGCAGAGCCCTCACACTGAATGATGCGGACTTTTACGACCGCCTCATCAAGCGCGCTATAGATGTCGCCGATTTCGATCCGGAGCTGTTTTATTGGATTAGCAACGACCTGCTTAAAGCCTTAACGGCTAAGCCTGTGCGTTTGGCTGATTTCGGTTTTACTTACAACTACCAGAACGATGCCCGCACTACGGCGATGGAGATGAACGTATTCCACTTCAGCGCGGCCAAGAGCATTGCAGAAATTCAGATGCTGAACGAACTCTACCGGAAAAGCAAGAGCTTTGAGGAGTTTTACAAGCTTGCTTCTGATAAGCTGGAGGTATTCAACAAAGAGTGGCAGCGAACCGAGTGGCAAACCGCCACCCTGATAGCAAACAGCACGGAAAACTACAACCGGCTGAAGAGTAAAACCCAGCTGTTCCCTTACTGGCAATATAAGACCGTTGGCGATGACAAGGTAAGAGACAGCCACCGTAAGCTGCATGATATCATTCTCCCGGCCAACGACCCAAGATGGAATAAAATATGGCCGCCGAATGGCTGGAAGTGTCGTTGCTATGTGATAGCTAAAATGGCTAACGAGGTGGAAGGATATGATTTTGACGCCGCCAGGGTCGTGGTGGATAAGTACCTTGCCAGCGATGAGTGGGCGAAGGATGCCGCGCAGGGCTTTGGCACCAACCGTGCGCAATCGTGGGAGGTGTTCAAAGAAAATCAGCTCTATATTAAGAAGTTCCCGCGTATGGCTAAAAAGCTGCTGAAGA